ATGATAGAATCACCAGTATTTGAAAAAGGATATCCGTCGTATGATGCAGTTAACAGAAAGCCAGCAATGAAACTAAGATATTCAGAAGCATTTTATAGCGTACAAGGTGAAGGCAAGTTTGTAGGAGTACCTAGTGTATTCCTGCGCACCTTCGGTTGTAACTTTCGTTGCATGAATTTTGGCTTAACAAATGAACCTATGCGTGACGAAAAACAAAAGCAAGGCATTATTCACAATGCTGAAGTGCAAGGATTGCTTGATGCAGGCGTACACGAAACTACAAAAGAGTTTAACGACTTGCCTATTATACATACAGGTTGTGATACATATGCTAGTATCTATCCTGAGTTTAAAAAGTTTAATAAACAAGCAACTGTAGACGAAGTAGTTGAACATTTACTTTCACTTACTCCTAACGGTAAGTGGGTACAAGATAACGGTCAAGATGTACACTTGATCATGACAGGTGGTGAACCGTTGTTAGCGTGGCAACGACTTTACGTAGAGCTGTTTGAACATCCACGTATGCAGGACTTAAAAAATGTTACATTTGAAACAAACACTACACAATCTTTACACGACGATCTCTACGAATATCTCACAAACAATAACAGGATTACAGTCACATGGTCTTGTTCCCCGAAACTTTCAGTTTCTGGAGAACCTTGGGATACTGCTATTAAGCCTAATGTGGCTAGGGAGTATACTACTGTTGACGGTAGTGACATCTATCTTAAGTTTGTTGTCGCTACTAATAACGACTTTGAAGAAGTTAAAAGAGCTGTGGACGCTTACAGAAGTGCCGGGGTGGAATGTCCGGTATATCTTATGCCGTTGGGTGGACGCAGTGAAGAATACACCCTCAACGTTAAAGACGTGGCGGAAGCGTGTATGGCAGAAGGATGGCGATTTACCCCAAGACTACACATTTCACTCTTCGGAAATGCGTGGGGCACTTGATACAAAGTACAAAAACAAACAACATGAAAAGGCAATGAAGGCGCCTATTAACGAAGATAGAATACGAAAGGCAGGATGGTAAAATATGTGGGATAAAATAAAAAACACTGTAAATAAATTACAAGGTAAAAAAGAAGTAGTAAAAGAAACTACTGAAGATAAACGCAGAGCTATTCTTGCAAAAGAAAAAGAAGATGCAACAGCAAAAGGGGAGCCTTGGGTAGCTGTGTTGGATACACAACTTAATCCCGACAACATTAAGAACGGGTTCTTTGAGCTCGACTGGAATAACCAGTTTATTGAAGAACTACTTGATGCAGGATACACTGGTGAAACTAACGAAGAAATTGTAGATGGTTGGTTCAAAACTATTGCTATACAAATACTTGGTGAGCAAGGTGTAGAAACTGCAAGAGAAATGGGCTATATTAACGTAGTACCAATTGACAAAGATAAATCAGAAGTATCGTAATGGTTGACACAAGCCAGATCTGGTGTTACAATAGTACTATAAATTATACAAAGGCAAACTAATGGCAAATTATATTCTAGTAGACACAGCTAACACATTCTTTCGTGCAAGGCATGTAGTACGTGGTGACATTGACACTAAGGTAGGCATGGCTCTACACATTACACTTGCAGGTGTAAAGAAAGCGTGGAAAGACTTTGATGCTGATCATGTTGTGTTTTGTTTAGAAGGTCGTAGTTGGCGTAAAGACTTTTACGAACCTTACAAGCGTAACAGGCAAGTTGCACGTGATAAGATGACTGTAACTGAGAGTGAAGAAGATACAGTGTTTTGGGAGATCTTTGACGAATTTAAGAACTTTGTAAGTGAAAAGACTAACTGTACTGTTATGCAACACAAGCAACTAGAAGCAGATGATCTTATTGCTGGTTGGGTACAATCACACCCTAACGATAATCATGTTATTATTAGTACTGACGGTGACTTTGCACAACTTATTGCACCTAATGTAAAGCAATACAACGGTATACAAAACGTTACTATTACACACGAAGGTTACTTTGATGACAAAGGTGCACCTGTAATTGATAAGAAAACTAAAGAAGCAAAGCCTGCACCCGAGCCTGACTTTATGTTGTTTGAGAAGTGTATGCGTGGTGACACTAGTGACAACGTGTTTAGTGCATACCCTGGTGTACGTAAGAAAGGTACTAAGAACAAAGTAGGTCTTATTGAAGCATTTCAAGACAAAGGCACTAAAGGCTATAATTGGAATAATATGATGTTACAACGTTGGACTGATCATGAAGGTGTAGAACATCGTGTACTAGATGACTATACACGTAATGTTACATTATGTGATTTGACTGCACAACCTGCAGACATTAGAGAGATAATTAATAACACTATTGCAGAAGTAGAACCTAAAGAAGTATCACAAGTTGGCATGCGTCTTATGAAGTTCTGTGCTAAATGGGATATGCAACGTATTGCAGATCAGGCAGCACAATTTGCAGAACCATTACAAGCGAGGTATCCACAATGAGTATAAATGCTAAAGAAATTATAAAAAATAAATTTTGGATTGTTGAAACAAAAGGTGAAAAGTTTGGTACTATCAGTTTAAATGATGATCAATATATACTAAGTACACCTAAAGGTACTAAATTTTATAATAATGAAAAGCAGTTATCTAATGCATTAAATTCATCTATTAGCTGGAGTTCTTTAGAAATTAAAGAAACACACGAAAAAGAAGTTCACGGATATCCAACTAGTACTACTCCATACAACCCCATTTATGATGTAAAACAAAAACTTGCATTGTTTACAAAAAGTAAAAAAAGTAAAAGTTTATATGCCGCAGGATATTTTATTATACGTTTTGAAAAAGGTTGGGTAAAGAGCTTTTGTCCTAAAATGATTACACTTGATCGTTACGAATCAAAAGGTCCTTTTAAAACTGATATTATTATGAGAACGGAGTTATCACGTGCCAACGCAAAATGAGCCATTAAACACTGTTCCAATACAACAGTTTATTTCACAAGTTAAAAGTGCAGATGCTAGTAAAGCAAAAGAAGTTAAGCTAACAATAGAGCAATCTAAAAGACTTGCACTTACACTAGGTGAAGTAATGGCTAGATTAACCGGAGACATTGAACAAATCCTTGCACGTAAAAATAACGGTGCAGATGATGTAATTCAAGTCAATATGGATAGTGGGTCTAATTGGTAATAGGTAATTTTAGTTTAGGTATTGTAGGATTTACACATATTCAAGGTAAATGGACTTGGGACATTCTTGTCGTAAAAGGCAAACACTGTCATAATATTCCAGTGCCTTGGCCCGTATACAAAATTATTCATTGGTTATGGACTAGAAAGTTGTTAAAAAAGAGCTAAATATATACGTAGTTAATTAAAGGACAACGTATATGAGTAGACCTAAGCCAACTGTATTAAAAGAGTTTATAGATAAAAAGACTTATAAATCAGAACAAGTTTTACAATCAGATGCTATCTGGGCAGTATTCTTTCAAGATGCGCCGTTCAATTTAAAATCATCTAATATATTAACTAGTTATCCTGGACCTAAGTATAAGAAAACTAGTTTTTCTAATCCTGGACATGCTCACAATCTTGCTAAAAAATTAAACGATCTATTTGACACTGATGAGTTTTCAGTTAAAAAACTTACATCAGGCGAAACAGTTTACGAATGAACTGGAAAGAAACATACACTAAAATCTTTTTAAAACAAGCAGGAAAATCTATTAATGATTTAACTATAGCAGAGTATATGCCACTATGGTGGAAAAATACAAGAACAAAAAATTCCGGCGGGCTACGTTTAACTGACGCAGGATTTGAATTTATAAAAGAAGAACTAGATCTAACTACATACGATATTCCATATCCACGTGATTTCCAACTTACAACTAACACAATTATATGGATGGACGCATTTATTGACTGTCCTTACTACCTAGCATCCAATGGTATTATTGTTACAGACGAAAAAAAGGCCATGGAATTACATCTTTTTAGCGGAGATATACGTAAATACGGGCTAACAAAGGCCCTTTCTAGACAGAAAAAAGATTCCAAAATAGGTTGACCTTTTGTAAAATTGGTGTTATTATATATACATACTAAGAAATTAGATATGGCACTGACAACAACACAAGAGGAATACACTATGGAAACTACTGCAATTAGAACTGTATCGCCAAATGGTGCAAAGAAAAGCATTACGCGAGCATTTAAAAAGAAACGTCCTTTGTTTCTTTGGGGGCCTCCAGGTATTGGTAAATCCGATATTGTAGGGCA